CAGATCTTTATTTAAATGAAGAAGAAATAAAGATAATAAATCAATTATTTTGTTTAGAAAGAATTGGATTTCCTTCTAATAAATGGTTGAACATCTATAAAACTTTAAATGGCAAGAAGAATAACGCCACATCTACACCTTGGATTTATTTCTTAAAAAGAGAAGATTTCAAGAATGAAGTGCAAAGTTATATTCATAGAGTTTCTAGCGAAATAGATAAGATAGATCAAGAATACTTAAATCAATTTCATTCATATGATTTTTTATTTAAATCATTACAGCCAACTGCGATTGATGAGGAACAACAAAAAAAATACTATCTTGGAACAGAACAAACACAAAAAGAGATTTTAAAAAGTTTTAGTCCCAATAATGGTTACTCAAAAAAACCAATATATGGAAGAATAAATTCAACAACTGGACGTTTAATAATTGAAGAAGGTCCAAATATTTTAATTCTTAAAAAAGAATATAGAAATATTATAACATCCAGGTTTGGTTCTGAAGGGAAAATTGTTTATTTAGATTTCTCTTCTTTGGAACCAAGAGTACTTTTATCAATAACAAGGGATTGCCAAGACAACGATTTGCCGCAAGACATATATCAGCATTTCATGTCAACATATAATTTGGACATATCAAGGAAGATAGTAAAAATTGCTTTATTATCTCAGTTATATGGAGCCAATGAGGAAACATTACATAAACAATTGCTTGGACATGTTAAAAAGCCAGAAGAATTAATTGCAATTATAAAAGATTATTTTGGTATTGAAACTTTAAAGCAAAAACTTAAAGAAGAATTTAATACTAACAATGGCAAATACATAAAGAACTTTTATGGAAGAAAGATTTCTTGTGAAGGTGCAAAACCTTATGTGTTGTTAAATTATTATATTCAATCAACGGCAGTAGATGTGGCTATGCAAGGATTCACTAATATAGTAAAAAAGATTCATAAAGCGAATTATCAAAATCATATTATTCCATTGTTTATATTACATGATGGATTAATTCTGGATATTCATGAAGATTTTTTTGGTGCTATTGATAAGCTATGTAGCATTGGTTCTTCAAATATTAAAAGTTTTGAAAAAATCAATTTCTTTCTTAAAGAAGATAATTTTTAATCATTAACAAAATTTTATCTGTTTGTTACTAATAGATACTGAGGAATAAATGAACGATCAAATAGTACAAAAGATTACTACTAATTGGAACAATTTTAAAAATATTGTTTCCAAGATAGAAGACGAAGATAAACAAGCAGCTTTGTTAGAGCTTTGTGAAGATGTTGTAGATCGTGCTGCCGTTTGTCCTGCTTCGACAAAAACCGAGTACATTGGTTGTTTTCCTGGAGGATTAGTTTGGCATAGCCTTAATGTTGTAAAACTTATGAAAGAGTTGTCCAAACTATATGGAGCAGATATTCCAGTTGATAGTCTTATTATCGCTGGTTTATTTCATGACATCGGTAAACTAGGAACAAAAGAAGAAGATTATTATTTGCCACAAAACTCTCAATGGCACAGGGACAAAGGAATGATTTACGAGATCAATCCAGAACTATATAATTTGTCTGTTGCTAATCGTTCATTACATTGGCTAAGTCAATATCGTTGTCCTTTGTCTGAAGATGAAATTGGTTCTATTTCATCTCTAAATGTAAAATCAAATGAGACTATTTCATATGTTCCTTCTTACAAGGAAAGCTGGCTTGGTATCATTTTGCAGCAAGCAGTTAGAGCATCTTGTGTGAAGTATAATGGTGTTAAAAATCTTATGCAAACTTGAACAATTTGCTTTGAATAACACATATTTATCATTGCCACTAGTGCAACCCATTTATTAACAATTTAACTTATTTTTCAAACGCCATTAGTGCAACCCTAACCAAAGAAAGAAAATAAAACATGTCATACGATATCGAATCAATTAAACGTAAAATCGCCGCTCTATCCGGCGACCGTAAAGCCAAAACAACAACATCAGAATCTAATAGACCAAAACTAACTTATTGGAAACCACAGATCGGTCAACATGATATCCGAATTCTTCCATATAAGGATTCAAATGGTCAACCAGTACAGGAAGTTTCATATTACGATAGTCGTCTTCTTTCAGAGCGTCGTTTCGTAGCTCCTGCTCAATTTAATCTTCCAGATCCAATCTTTGAAATGCTTACTGATCTTCGTAAAGATCGCAGCAGCAAGGCTTCATGGAAGCTCTTTCTACAGCTTCAGCCTCGTGAACGCTACTATATCCCAATCCTTGTTCGTGGTGAAGAATCCAAGGGTGTTCAGCTATGGGAGTTCAATAGCAAAATGCTAAAAGACCTGTATGGCGTTTTCGCTCATCCAGACTATGCTGATGAAGATCTTACAGACCCAGTAGACGGTTATGATTTTACAGTAACTGTAACCCCTACTGATAAGACCTTCAATGGTTTCGCTGTTAAGGATCTCAAGCTTCAGCCCCGCCGTAAACCAAGTCCTCTACTTGGTTCAGATTCAGAACGTTCAAAGGTTCTTGAACAAATTCCAAATCTTGAAGAAATTTTCAAATCACAAGTAAAATCTTCTGAACAAATGAATGAAATCATCGAAAACTTCTTAGCAAGTAAGTCATCTCTTGTAGAGTCAATGGAGGTTTCAGATAAAACGTCATCTAGTCAAGAAGAAACGGTTTCAGAAGAAAAAAAACCGGCAGTTAGAAAGAACAGCAAAAAACAAATTGATGATGCTTTCTCTGCACTAGATGATTGAGTTGTTGTTAAGATGTAAAAAAATAATGTTCCTCCTGTCCTAACATCTTAACCACAGAAGACCGCATGAAAATGCGGTCTTTTTTTTGTTCTTATTCATGTCTGTTAACATTAAATTTTTAGTCTACTATAATAACAGTTGAGGTATATTATGGCAAAACAACCAAAAAATTCTACTGCTCAAACAGATACAGTAGATGATTTCGCTAGCGAACTCATAAAAGAAATTAATAAAAAACATAACGAAAAAGTAGCTTTTAATCTTAGTAGTGATGATGCTCCAACAAATATTCATCGTTGGGTTTCTACAGGTTCAAAACAATTAAATTATATTCTTTCAAATGTAAGAGATGGCGGCTTACCAGAAGGAAGAATTATAGAAATACAAGGACCACCTTCTATCGGTAAATCACACATTGGCTTTGAAATAGCTAAACATACCCAGAAAATGGGTGGCATCGTTGTTTATATAGATACAGAAAATGCAACTTCATTAGATAATCTAAAGCTTATTGGAATTGATGTCGCTAAAAATTTCGTATTTATTCAATCTACTTGTACAGAAGAGATTTTTGAACACGCAGAAACTGTAATCGTTAAAGCTAAATCAATGAATAAGGATGTACCTGTAACTATTATTTGGGATAGCGTAGCTGCTTCTTCTCCAAAAGCAGAACTAGAAGGCGATTACGATACCAATACTATAGGTCTTCAAGCTCGTGTTCTTGGTAAAGGCTTCCGTAAAATTACAAATATAATCGGCGGTACAAAAACACTATTTGTTCTTATGAATCAACAGCGTCAAAAAATTGGCGTAATGTATGGTGATCCAACTACCACTCCTGGTGGTATGGCAATCCCATATGCAAGTTCTATCCGTATCAAATTACATGGTGGAAAACAAATAGAACATAATGGTAGAGTTATTGGCATTCAGGTTACTGCCAAAACAATTAAAAATAAAGTCGCTAAACCATTCAGAGAATGTATGTTCCAAATTCATTTCGGTAAAGGTATCGTAGAACATGAAGAGTTGTTTGACCTTCTACGACAACATTGTGATACGGCTAAAGAAGGAATAAAAACTCCAGATAATAAACTTGTCGCAATTACCGGTACTGGAGCTTGGAAAAATTTTACAGTAACTAATGCTAAAACTGGAGAACTAGAAACAGAAGTTAAGTTCTATAAAACTGATTTCGATAGCAAAGTTCTTTCAATTCCAGAATATAAAAAATATATCGATGCAATACTAGATTCAGCTTTGATTATGAGAGATAACTCTGCGGATCATATTACATATACCGGTGTTAATACAGATTCAGATGAAGAAGTAAGAGCCGCTGCAATTAATCAAGCTGAACAAGAAATTAGTTGATGGAGAATAAAATGGGTAAATATAAAGAATTAGCAGAACAAATCGGTAACCTTGTAGAAGAAAAGAATGCAGCTTATGGAAATTCATTTGATCAAGCAGGAGAGTTCCTAAGACTACTATATCCAAACGGTATCCCTCCAGAAGCATATGGCGATATGTTATGTGTAGTTCGTATCTTTGATAAGCTTAAGCGTATTGCTACGAATAAGGATGCTTTTGGTGAAAGCCCTTATGGAGATATTATCGGATATGGTCTATTAGGTCTTAATAAAGATCTTGAAGCTAATAAAAAAAAGATCCCTGAAGAAGAAAAGATCTCTGTTAAATGTAAAATATGTAATGAAATGATTGAAGCTGCAATACCATTAAGTGAATATAAA